TAGATATTAATTTTAGTAGAGACCAAGCATATATGGTGTCTGGTGTTTTAAACAGATTAGACCAAGATGCTTTATTAAAAGCAGTAGATGAATATAAATCACAAGAATTAGATCCTGATCAAGCAGAGAGTAAAGAACTAAATACAAATACAATGACAACAGAAGGTAAAAAACAAGTAAACGAAGCAAAAAAAGTAGACGAAGCAATAACAATGACTGCTGACACACCAGAAGAAGCAGGTATGTTAATGCAAATCATGAAACTTGCAGGTGTACATCAAGTAACACCAGACGAAATTGGTGCAGAAGTACCAGCAGAAAACGATGCAGATCATGATCATGATCATGATGGACAACAAGACCATGCACCACAAGATTGTCCAGCAAGTGATGATGCAGTTGGTTCTGGTGAAATGGGAAAAATAAGAGATGTTATTTCTCAAAATGATGGTGGTGAACAAGCAGAAGAAACTTGGGATAATGAACCAGACGAAAAAATTGACGATGTTGACACACTAGTTAATGTTCATTCGGGTGGTTTAAATAGACAAAAACAACAAGTAAGAAAAGAATATCCAGGTGACAATCCACTTGCAATAAAAGAAGAACCTACTGAAGAAGAGTTATCTAATTCATTAAGAACTCAATATGAAGGATTTAAAAAATCATATCAAGAAGCGGCGAAGGTTACTGAAAAAAAAGGAAAAGATCAAGACAAGGATGGAGATGTAGATTCAAAAGACTACATGAAATCTAAAGATATTGCTATCAAAAAAGCAATGGCAAAAAAATAATCAAAAATAATATATGAGTACATCAGGAAAAGTAAAATGGTATAATCCTACAAAAGGTTTTGGGTTTATTACCAGAGGCGAAGAAGAAAAAGATGTGTTTGTTCATAGAACGGCTGTGGAAGCCGCGGGTTTACGTGCCCTAAAAGAAGGTGAACAAATAACATTTGATATTGAAGAGGCGGCAAAAGGACCATGTGCTGTTAATCTACAAAAATCTGATATAAACAGTTAATTTTTCTTAACATAATAGTAGAAAATCCTTAATAATCGTTCAGTAAATACAGCTAACGATGGCACAAACTATTATTACAATATTAGATACTGCAACTAAAAGCGTTGTAGTAACTGCTATACAAAGCAGAGGATACACAGTAGTAGACGATATGCCTTTAAGCAGGCGTAATTTCATGATTAATTGTGATCAATCTGATTTGGATGACGTAAAAGGAGTGGCCGGCGTTCAATGGTTTCAACAAAAAGCACACTTAGACGATTTACAAATACGAAAACTTAACGCAACAAAATCACAAACAATCAATCCAGATACAAGTGCAACACCAAATGGTTCTGCACACAACTGGGGATTGGCAAGATGCACAACTATTGACATTCCTTTACCTACTGAATTTCATCAAAGACTTTCAGGTAAAAATATTAACTGCGTAATAATTGATACGGCTGTTAAAAAAGATCATTGTGAATTTACAAATGCAGAAGGTGATTCAAGACTTATTGAACACCAATGGAAAGCAGGATTAGGTGGTTCATTTTATACTGACGAACACGGACATGGTACACACGTTGCAGGTATAATGTGTGGTAATACACAAGGCTGGGCCAGAGATGCAAAAATTTATTCAATGAAAATTTTTGATACTGATCAACTAGGTGTATTAGAAGCTTTACAATTAGTAAGACAATTTCATAACGGACAAGACAGGCCAACTGTTGTTAATATGAGTTGGGGTTACTATAAATGGTATCCTTATAATCATCCTACAAAGTCTTACGAAGATTATCATCCATATAGGGTTTATTCCGTTGATGCTGAAATTGAAGACATGATTAAAGATGGAATTATATGTGTAGGTGCGGCAGGAAATAGCAACCACATAATGGATAGAAAAAAAGATAGTCACTATGAAGACAAATACTGTACATCAGATTGGTGGGGAGACTATTACGTTGAAGATGGTTATTGGGAATGGTACCCACATCGTGGATCTTCTCCAACATCAGCAAAAGGATGTATTGCAGTTGGAGCCACAAACTCTAATGACGAACGTACAACATTTTCAAATTATGGTGGACGTGTTGATGTATATGCACCAGGAAGATATATTCAAAGTGCATGGATTGATACATCAAAAGCATCGGTTCCTGGGAATAGTGGACATGGCTTAAGAAAATTATCAGGAACATCAATGTCATCCCCACAGGTAGCAGGTATGGTTGCTTGTATAATGGAAAAAATTGTAAAAAGAAAAAAGAAAAGTTCTTTTAAACCAAAAAATGCACGTGGTAAAATAAAAAGATTATCCTCTAAAAATAAAATAGTTACAGGTGTAAGAGAATTAGGAAATGGTAAAAATAGAATTGCATATATACATTCTGCAAAAACTACCTTTTCAAACGGTTCACCTACTATTACACCTAGAAAATATCCACCAATAAGAAACGGACATATGGAATACGAAATAAGTTATGACACAATGTCCGATTTAGAAGATTAAAACTCAACTTAAAATTAACTTAAATACAGCATATGGCATACGTATCGTTAGATAGTGAACAAGTAAAACGTGCTCACAAAAAGCACAAATACACTAAAGAACAAGTCTTACAACTCGAACAGTGTATGGACCCAAAGACTGGACCTTTGTTTTTCATGGAAACGTTTATGAGAATACAACATCCAACTAAAGGAGAAATGGCTTTTCATCCTTATCCTTTTCAAAGAAGATTAGTTGAATCATACAATAATCACAGATTTTCGGTATCAATGCTACCACGACAAACAGGCAAAACAACCTGTGCGGCTGGATACATTATATGGTATGCTATGTTTCATCCAGATTCAAATATATTAATTGCGGCACACAAATACGCAGGTGCATCTGACATTATGTCACGTGTAAGATTTGCATATGAGATGTTACCTGAATGGATTAAGGCCGGTGTTCTACAATACAATAGAAATTCGATTGAATTTGACAATGGTTCAAGAATAATGGCAACTACTACAACTGAAAATACTGGACGGGGTATGTCTTTAACAATGATATATTGTGATGAGTTTGCGTTTGTGCAACCACCAGATAAAGCAAAGGAATTTTGGGCTTCACTATCTCCTACATTGTCAACAGGAGGTAAATGTATGATTACATCAACTCCAAACTCTGATGAAGATCAATTTGCGTTAATTTGGAAAGAAGCTAATAAAAAATTTGACGAATATGGCAACGATAAAATAGTAGGCACAAACGGTTTTTATGCCATGTCTGCTCACTGGTCAGAACATCCTGAACGTGATGAAGAATGGGCAGAAACTGAAAAAGCTAGAATAGGTGAAGAAAGATTTAGACGAGAACACGAATGTGAATTTATAATATTTGACGAGACGTTAATTAACTCGATAACATTAGCAGAAATGGAAGGAACACTTCCAATTGAAAATACAGGACAAGTGCGTTGGTATAAACGACCTACTCCAGGATACACATATATGATATCATTAGATCCAAGCATGGGTACAGGTGGTGACTATGCGGCAATACAAGTATTTGAACTGCCAACATTTGATCAAATTGGTGAATGGCATCATAACGAAACACCTATGAACCAACAGGTTAGAATATTACAAGGAATTAATAAACATATTCACGATACCATAGTAGAAAAAGATTCAACAGCAACACCACAAATTTTTTATTCAATGGAAAATAATACAATTGGAGAGGCCGCACTTATGAGAGTTATGGACATAGGCGAAGAAAATATTGAAGGTATGTTTTTAAGTGAACCTATAAGAAAAGGTCACAGAAGAAAATTTAGAAGAGGATTTAACACTACTGCTAAATTTAAAATTGATGCTTGTACTAAATTTAAAGAATTAGTTGAAAGTGACAAAATGAAAATTAACTCTAAATTGCTTATATCTGAATTAAAAGATTTTGTTGCAACAGGTATGAGTTATAAAGGAAAACCAGGACAACATGACGATTTAGTTAGTGCTTGTTTACTAATGACACGTATGATAAAAGTATTAGCAGATTTCGATCCTAAAATATTTGAAAGATGGACTGATAGAACATCTGAATGGACAGCACCAATGCCCATTTTTGCTAACTTATATGGATAATATGGTTTTACAAGAAGCAGTAGATAACTTTCTAGCGAAAGATACAACTAAAGATAAAGGCGATATTCCTTGGTTAGTTTGGCTTATGGAAAATCCAAAATCACTATTACATTTACATGGTGCGTCAGCTTTAAATGACCATGATTACGTTCATGTTATCCTTGACAAAGGACAAGCCAATAATGACGAAGCATTTGTTATTGGATTTACAATGGGCAATGATGATAGAACTAAAAATTGGGAAGTAAAATTATTTAAATTTATATCTAGCAAACTATATCCTAAAAAAGAACGTTTTACTCAAGAACAACTTAAAATTTTTGATAGGGGTTTTAAGTATGGACAGTCAAAACTACCCTTGTACCAAAGAATAGGTGAATTTGATTGGAATACGATAGACAAAAATACTCCACTAAACGAAGTTAAAAGAAAGTTCAACGTACAATAAATACATTATATGAACCCAAAAACGTCACAAGACTTGTTTAATAAGATTAGATCACAATTTTCTAACATACAAATAGGCGACGAAAATGGCGCTCCCACTGCCGATCCTTCTCAGGCTGTATTTTTTGAATTTGAATTTAAAGAAGATGCTGACACATATGGAGCAGTAAGCATATCGTTAGCAGATGGTGAGGATATGAAGGTGTTCTACAACCGTGATCTAGTAGATAAAATAGACGAAGATAGCAAAGACGAATGGTATGCTTTCTTAAAAGAACTAAAAGACTTTGCTGTAGAGCATCAATTAAGATTTGATGTGCGTGATATAACTAAATCAAACCTAACGAAACAGGATTATCAAAATCTTGCAGATACGAATAAAACGGTAAATACTGATGACATGTCAGAAGAATTACAAAGAATCACTAAATTAGCAGGTCTAGACGAATATGCTCTAGCACAAGTAGGAAAACAAGTTAAAATAGAACCTCAAAAAACAGATATTGGACCGGTTCCTCATGGCGGTGAACCGATTCCTCATGGCAGTAATATTAAAATGTGGGATAAAGATAAAGATAAGAACAAAGATAAAGAAAAAAATGAAGCAGTAGCAGAAGGCCTTACAGGCACAGCAAGAAGATCATACGAAAACCTAGAGAAAACAAGATTAATAGTTAGACACTCGGGCAAAGTAGATGAAGAAATTCCTGGCTCTAGATCAAGACACATTGACTCATTATACATTGAAAACGAAGATGGTGAAAGATTTAAATATCCATTAACACACCTAGCAGGTGCAAGAGCAATGGCAAGACACGTTGCTAACGGTGGAAGACCACATGATGAATTTGGCGAACACATTGTTAAAACATCAGAAGATATTGCAAAATTAAATTCATTTTCAAGATATGTTTCACACAAAGATCAATTAAATGATAATGCTGGTGATATTATAGAAAAAACAAAATTACAATTAGAAAATTTAAGAGAGTATATAAGAAACATAGCAAAACAATCTCATTACGAAGCGGCATCTAAAGACTTTAAAACAGCAGAAGACCAAGTATTCGATGACGAAACCATTGCTAAATTAAGAGAAAAATTTACACTTAAAAATTTAGACAACAGAGTTGAAGATGCACTTCCACTTATTAACAGAATAATGTCTGAATTTGAAAAAACAAAAACTGAAGAACCAGTAACAGAACTAGATCCAGGTGATGAACCAATTGATGCACCTATTGAACCACCAGTTGATCACGGTGCTATTGTTCAAAGTTTCTTAACTGATCCTAATAGTAAATTAGTTTTAAGAAAAGATGATACAGCAGACAAAATGGTAACTGTTACAAAATTTAAAGACAAAAATACAATGTTAAGTTCTATAATGTCAGATATAGCATCTAGAATGTTAACTAGAACAGGTACAGAAGACAGAATAGCAAACTTTGCTTCAAGAGTTGCTGATGGAATTGATAAAGAAACTGGAGCAACATTTAAACCAGATACCAACTATATTAAAAATAAAAAAATTGCAATTCAGTTAGCAAAAAGATATATTGACGACTACAAAAAAATGCAAGACGATCCAGCATATGCTGATGTAATAAGAATGGAACCAGGTGATTACAATCCTAAAAAAGATATTAAAGGTAAAACAAAAGACGAAACAGCAGGATTTGAAGACTGGGTAAACAAAACTGTTGCACCTGTTGAACCAGTAAACGAATTAGAAGGTTTAACTTTTGAAGATATCAAACCTTATGTGTCAGTGCAAAAAGGTGACGACGGAAAAACAAATTATGTTGTACTTGATAAAGATGAAAAAGAAATATACAGAACACAAGACAGCAAAGATGCAATGACTTATTTGTCAAAAAACTTTAGTCAACTTCGCGGATCAGCACCTAAAGTTAAAGATTTTATGAAATCTGAAGATCACGAAGGTGCCACAAAAGGCAAATATTCAGATAAAGAAGTTAGACAAGCAAAAGGTATTGCTTTTGATAAAAGATACAAAGGCGGTAACTATTCTGGAGCACATAGTACTATTGAAAAACTTAAAAAAGGATTAACAACTCATCCAGACGTTGCTAGTGCATTAAAAAGAGCAAACGAAAATATTACAGAACCATTAAAAGAATCAAGAACAAAAATAGTAGAAACAATTAAAGCAAAAGTTGAAAAAGAAGAAAAAGTTACAGGTGGGGCAGGCCTCCAAATTGCTAGATTAAAATATCTTTCTACATATCATTAAAAACTATCATATAAGTTTACCAATTATTCATTTAAATATTGGTAATGAAATGGTTAATCGTAGCACTTCTTTTATTTCCTAATGGTTATGAAAACGTTATTAGTAACACACAATTATTATTTTCTGACGAAAAAACCTGCAGAGAATATGTTATAATAAACGACAATCTTCTTCGCCATGGAATTAACGTATATCTAAATTCTATGTTTGGATATGACAACGAAATCAAAATACAATCACTTCGCTGTGAAGAACAAAATGATGAAGAAAAAGAGCAGATGGACGAATACCTTAACAACCTTGTTGAATAATACCATTAATTTCACCAACTAATCAATAATAGTAGTAGACATTTAATAAATATAGTAGTATATTATGTGTAATGCTTAATATACATTTAGGCAAAAACAAACATAGGCACACAAGGAGGCTTACATTATGGCTACATTGGCTGAAATAAGAGCGAAGTTAAAATCTCAAGAATCGAATCGCTCCGGTTCTACAACAGGTGGCGACAATGCCATCTATCCACATTGGAATATAAACGAAGGCTCAGAAGCAGTTATTAGATTCTTACCTGATAGAGATCAAGGTAACACTTTTTTCTGGACTGAAAGAAACATGATCAAACTACCGTTTGCAGGTATTAAAGGTCAAACTGACTCTCGACCAATACAGGTACAAGTACCGTGTATGGAAATGTACGGAAAAACTTGTCCAGTACTGACGGAAGTTAGACCTTGGTTTAAAGATAAAAGTATGGAAGACATGGGCAGAAAATATTGGAAAAAGAAAAGTTATATTTTCCAAGGCTTTATTGTTACAAATCCATTAACTGAAGATGCAGTACCAGAAAATCCAATTAGAAGATTTATAATTGGTCCACAAATCTTTAATATAATTAGATCGGCATTACTTGATCCAGAAATGGAAGAGTTACCAACTGATTATGTAAAAGGAGTTGACTTTAGAGTTAACAAAACAACTAAAGGTGGATACGCTGACTACTCAACGTCTAAATGGTCAAGAAGAGAACGTGCTCTAGACGAAACGGAAAGAGCAAATATTGATAAATTTGGCTTACATAATTTATCAGACTATAGACCAAAACAACCATCAGATGCAGAAGTAAAAATAATCAAAGAATTATTTGAAAAATCTGTTGACGGTGAAGCTTATGATCTTGAGAAATATGGGCAATATTTTAGACCTGCAGGCGTAGGTGCTAGAGTATCTATACCAACAGCAAGTAGACCTGTTGCAACAGAAAAAACTTCAAATATACCAAATTCTGAAGTGAAGACTGCCGTGACAGAATCTGTTTCTACTTCGACAGCACAACCGGTTGGTGATAGTGCTAAAAGAGCAGAAGACATTCTGAAACTTATAAGATCAAGACAAGCAAAATAACCTAACATTTACCAAGGCTTTAATATTATTGACAGTTAAGGCCTTGTGTAATATAATAAGGACAGTATGAAAACAGAAATTAAAAAAGTAATCGATTGGGTATTATACAAACAAGTACCTGCTTGGGTATTAATTGTATTGGTTATCCTCTGGATTTTATTATAAAAATGACAAAACCGTTTGACGTAACAAAATTTCGAAAGAGTATTACGAAATCAATACAAGGATTGGGCGTAGGATTTAATGATCCAACTGATTGGATATCTACAGGAAACTATGCGTTAAATTATTTAATAAGTGGAGATTTTAACAAAGGTATCCCTTTAGGAAAAGTAACTGTATTTGCTGGAGAGCCACAAGCAGGTAAGTCTTATATTGCATCAGGAAACGTTGTTAAAGAAGCACAAAAGCAAGAAATATTTGTAATTTTAATTGATACTGAGAATGCTTTAGATGAAAAATGGTTAAAAGATATCGGTGTAGATACTAGCAAAGAAAAACTTTTAAAATTAAATTTATCCATGGTTGATGATGTAGCAAAAACTGTATCAGACTTCATGAAACTATATCGAGAAGAAAATAAAGATGACAAAGAAAATGCATCTAAAGTACTATTTGTTGTTGATAGTTTGGGTATGTTACTAACTCCAACAGATGTGGACCAGTTTGAAAGAGGCGAAATGAAAGGTGACTTAGGTAGAAAAGCGAAATCTTTAACAGCATTAGTTCGTAATTGTGTCAATATGTTTGGCTCATGGAACGTAGGACTTGTTGCAACTAACCACACATATGCATCACAAGATATGTTTAACCCTGATGATAAAATATCGGGTGGACAAGGCTTTATATATGCATCATCTATTGTAATAGCAATGAAAAAATTAAAACTTAAAGAAGACGAACAAGGTAACAAAATTACTGAGACACGTGGCATTAGAGCGGCTTGTAAAGTAATGAAAACACGTTTTACAAAACCGTTTGAATCCGTGCAAGTGAAAATTCCTTACGAAACAGGAATGGATCCTCATAGCGGACTAGTGGATCTTTTTGAGAAAAAAGGTGTACTAACACAGCAAGGAAATCGGCTAAAATATGTAAATTCTACAGGAAAAGAGCATTTAGAGTTCAGAAAAGCCTGGGTTGGAACCAAATTGGATATGCTTATGAATGATTTTGATAAATTATCACAAGCATCGCAAGATGACCAACCTAAGGATGATGAATAAATGGCGGAAATGACACATGAAGATATCGAACGTTTGTGGAATGCAATGACCCATTTTATTCCTGATAGACAAAAGGCAGACGCCGGAGTTGATTTCGTAAAGTGCTTAGACGACATTGGAGTAGAGCATAACGAAATTAAGGCAATTGGAGAATATGATCCAATACTAGAAAATGCCATTGGAGCAGTTTTTGAGGAATATAATGAAGACAATGTAGATGATGACGATCGATATGACGATGATTAATTGGTACAACGAAGTAAGTAGAAACTTAGAAAAAATACCAGAGTGTATTAAGTACTTTGACACAGAGTTAACCAACGCCAAAAAAGAAGTTAGAATATACGGTAATCTTGAAAAGGCTAGTGCCACACTTCCAGGCATTGTAGAAGAAAGATTTGGCCAACTACAACAAATAGAAGCAATACTTGAATACCTTAATATTGAATTGCGTAGATTAAGATCTAAAACATTTAGAAAATATTTGGAAAATTATAACAGAGCATTGTCCAGTAGAGATGCTGAAAAATATGTTGATGGTGAAGATGACATTGTTGATATGGACAAACTCATTAATGATTTTGCACTTATAAGAAACCAATGGTTAGGCATTACCAAAGGACTAGACCAAAAACAATGGCAACTTACAAACATTGTTAAATTGCGTGTAGCAGGCATGGAAGATGCCAATATTAAATAGAATAATCCTTACAGACGTCGACGGCGTATTATTAGAATGGGAACACCATTTTACTAAATGGATGTTACAACGTACATACTTTGACAAAAGAGGAAGTAGAGTTCACCCATATAGATTGTTAGAAAATAAAGAAAACACTTACGAAATGGCAGAACGTTTTGGTGTTACTATACCAGAAATTAGAAAAGAGATCAGAGAGTTTAACAGAAGTGCTTGGATGGGAACACAACGACCTATGCCAGATTCACAAACTTGGGTCAAACTACTACACGCAGAAGGTTGGACTTTTATACCAATTAGCTCGCAAACTTCGGATATTCCTGCACAACAATTACGTAAAAGACGACTAGAAGAACTATTTGGCAAACAAGTTTTTTCAAACTACCTAATATTAGGCACAGGAGCAGACAAAGATTCAGCATTAGCAGAGTTTCATAACACAGGGTTATACTGGGTTGAGGACAAGCCTAAGAACGCTCTAGTGGGCTTAAATTATGGATTAAATGTATTATTATACGATCGTCCTTACAATCAAGACTTTAGTCATCCTGAAATTATTAGAGTAAATAATTGGAAAGACATACACCAAATTTTATCAGGAAGAAAATGACAACAGACATACCAACAATATACGTAGGATACGATCCAAGAGAAGACGAACCTT